CGGTGCAGCTTCGGGTTCAAGAGTTGCTTCAATCAATGGTTCCGCTTTTGATGTCGATATCGCCGCCGGAAACCAACTAGATATCATCGGGCAATGGGTGGGCGTTTCGCGAAATGTGACGATCCCTATTGCCGATGTTTATTTTACTTGGGATGGCGCTTACACCGTGGGTTGGGATTTCGGAAGTTGGCAGCCAAATCTTGCACCTTCAACCGTTACGACTTTACCCGACGATGCTTACCGAACTTTGATTAAGGCCAAAATCGCGGCCAACCAATGGGACGGCACGACCGACGGCGCTTACCGAATTTGGGACGCGATCTTTACAACCGTCACCATTTTAATTCAGGATAAGCAAGACATGAGCTACGATTTAGCTCTTGTCGGCGGCATCGTAGATTCTTTGACTTTAGCTTTGCTTGTTGGTGGGTATATACCTTTGAAGCCCGAAGGCGTCCACGTTAACACTTATTATATTCCGGTTGATACTAGCCCGCTTTTTGGATGGGATATAGAATCGGAGTTTGTCGGTGGGTGGGATGAAGCATCGTGGGCAAGAGAAGTAACGCCAACATAAATTTTTTAAAAGGAGTTTTTAAATGAGTAATAATTTTCTTCCGTTTTGTCCGACTGATACGGGCACCAACTTACTAACGCAAGTGGATTACGCTGCGGCAGCGGACCGAACAAACGGAAACCAACCCGGTGTTGCAAGCTCCAAGCTGAACAACAAAGCGATTAGGCAAGCGACTTTCATCACCTCCCAGCTTGCGCAATACGTGGGCGACCTTATGGGGGTAAATACCCTTGACGACGGCGTTACGGCAACGTGGCTTTCTCAACTTAAGGCGTCTCTTGTTAGACTCGATCCGAAAGTTTCGAACATCACTTCGGGGCCGGGAACTTTTTACCGCACCTATTATTTCTTCATCTCAACGGGTTCGGCAACAAGCGGCGCAACTTACACCAACAACACTTTCACCTATACGATTTCGGCGACGGTTTCAGGCGCTTTGATGGTGAGAGCAGTCGGCACGGGCGTCCCCACGGCTTCGGGTACTTTAACGAAAGCTTCGGGCACGGGCGATTCGACTTTGACCTTCCAAGCCTATAGGACCGCAGTAGCAATCAACGTGATCGGCGTTGGCGGCGGCGGTGGCGGTGGCGGTAGTTCAACCGCATCGGCTTCAAACGCAAGTGCGGGAACCGGGGGAACCGGAACAACAGTTTTCGGCGGGGCTATTTCTTGCAGCCCCGGCAACGGCGGCAGTGCCAACTCGGGTAACTCGGGCGGCGGTGCAGGCGGTTCAGCTTCATTAGGCGGCGGTGCAGTCGGTATCGCAATAGCCGGGTCCGGCGGTTGCGGCGGCGATTACAGTCTAACTGCAAATAATTTTCCCGGCGGTCGTCAAGGCGGCGCAACACCTTTGGGCGGTGCCGGTAAAGGCGGACCCTTTAATGTTAACCCCACAACGACAAGTGACGCGGTTACAACTTCGGGATCGGGCGGCGGTTCAGCCGGTGCCCCAAGTGCCGGGTGTACGGGCGGTTCGGGCGGCGCGGGCGGCTATTGCAACGCGTGGCTTTACGGTTCAGCTCTTGTCGCAAGCTATGCGTATACACTCGGTTCCGGCGGTGGCGGTGGCGCAGGCGGAACTTCGGGTTGGGCAGGCGGCGCAGGGGCAGACGGCCAAATCGTAGTTATTGAGTATTTCCAATAATGGAAGATCTTTTTTCGAGTAAGTATGGTATCGCGGGAATTTGTGTACTGCTCACCATTCAAATTTTGGTGAAGGTCGGCGAATTCCTTTGGGACGTAAAGAAAGAAAAAGAAGCCCTTTCAGATAACTCGGTTCAGTTGCTAACGAAGGCCGTCGAAGAAAATACGACGGCCACCAAGCATCTTGACTCAAGGCTCGGGAACTTAGAGAAATCGGTTTCCGAGCTTCCAAAATTTAAAACAGACATAAGACGTTTTTACGCGGCGATCAAAGAGGTTGCGGGCGACAAATGGCCCGCAATCCGCGATGAAATTATGAAAGACGATTTCACCTTATGAACGAATTTTTCGAAAGGGCTTTTGTATATTTATTTCAAAACGAGGGCTCAACCTTTACCGACGATCCTAGCGACTCGGGTGGCCCAACAAAATTTGGGGTCACACAAAAAGCTTATGAACATTGGCTAGGTCATTCTGTTGACGTTTCAGAAATCAAAAACATGTCGCTCGATATGGCTAAGCAGTTTTATTTTGAATGCTATTGGAAAGCGGTAAGCTGCGACAAGCTCACGAGCCTAGCTATTAGCACAGCTATCTTCGATTCAGCCGTTCTTTACGGGATTGCAAACGCGGCTCTTATGGCCCAAAAGGCTGCAAATAGTCTCGGGTGTACACTAAAGATTGACGGTATTTTGGGCGATAAGAGTACCGAATCTTTGAACTCGTTAGGGGACGAAGATTTTATTCGAGCATTTAGCGCAATGGTTTTTGCTCGGATAGAATGGATTGTACAAGTCAATCCGAAAAACGAAAAGTACCGTGACGGTTGGGTCAACAGGGGGACTCGACTGCTAACCTTAACGGGTGGCGACGGTAAAACATAAACAAAGAATTAGGGGGAAATTCACAATGAAACTCAACGCTCTTTTTGTAAGTGTACTTTTGGCCTTTTCGGCCAATACCTTTGCGCAGGCACCTGCGCCCGTCGTGCCCGCACCGGCACCCGTTGTTGCGGCACCAATTGTTGCCGACGCACCTAAAGACGATCTTGTCTTAGTTCCGGTTGCCGAGCCCGCAGCTCCGCCTCAATGGGCAGAAAATCTTATGGTGGCAGCCCAAAAATTTCCGGTTGTCGGCCCGGTGCTCTCAAAAATTCTTTTGTATCTCGGTATACTCAGCTCAATTCTAACGGCCTTCATTGCCTTTTTGCTTTCTGCAATCGGTGCGATCACGGGCGCTTTGAATCTTGCGGGACTTACCGGCTTCGCCGATAAGGTGCAGCTCTTTAAGAATGGCAAAATCATGTATTGGCTGAAATACCTTTCGATGTTTAACGCTAAGAAACCGCAGCCCGTAGCGGCTAGCACCATTCAATCGTAATGGAAACCCTCGCGGCCTTTTGGGTGTTCCTAAAATCCTGCGGCTTGTTGATGGTGTCTTTACCGGACATCCTCAAACTTGTGCAGGCGATCCAAAAGGCCGCCGATGAGGCGGAAACCGAACGAAAAGTATCAACCGATTTGAAAGTAATACACGAGGCATTCGAGACTAATGACCCTTCAAAACTTAACGCTCTTTTTAGTTCTAAGTAGCTATTTAAGTAGCTGCGCGTCGAAACCCGTTGTCACAAGTTTTGACGGGAATTGGAAATTCGTTGAGACTGCGCCCGGCAAAAAATCGGCCTGCCTTGAAGAAAGTGACGTTATGAAACTGCGAGAAATTTTAATCCGTTGTGAATCGGGGAACAAATGAAAAAACTAATATCAATCCTTTCTCTCTTCACCATAGGTCTTGCTCTTGCAGATACGCCGCCGCCGGGGACTGTTAAAGCCAAAATGTTTTCGGGCGATGGCAACACCGCGATCACGGCAACGGGTTCAGCTCTTAACGTCAACGTCGTAAGCGGTGGCGGTGGCGCGCAGCTCGTTAATCAAGGTACAGGCGGAAGTGACCCGTGGGTCATGGCCGTCACCTCTTCGGTGCTCCCGGCCAACGCCTGCAAAGAGTCCGGCGGATACCTTCAATCGATCGACACCAAGTTAACGAACCCACTCCCGGTTTCGGGAACTCTTACTTGCAACGTCGGAACCGGCACCCAACCCGTTAGCGGAACTTTTTGGCAGGCCACGCAGCCGGTAAGTCTCGCCTCTTTGCCCGCCTTAGCGACGGGCGCAAATACTATCGGGGCGGTCAACATCAACGGCACCGTGCCCATCTCGGGAACTATCACCGCGACCAATAGCGCCAACGGCGCAACCGGCAGTTCGGTTCCGGCCCAAGCCACACTTGTTGGTGGGACTAACAGTGGAACCCTTAGAGCGCTTAAGGTGGCCTCGGATGGCACTTTAACCGTTGATGGGTCTGCAAGCACCCAACCCGTGTCGGGAACCTTCTGGCAAGCCACACAGCCCGTTTCAGGCACCTTTTGGCAAGCTACCCAACCCGTATCGGCTGCAAGCCTTCCGCTTCCGGCGGGGGCAGCAACAGACACCAACCAAGCGACTGAGATTTCTTCGCTTGCCACAATTGCCACAAATACCACAAATGCAGGCACCCCGACCGTTTCAGGCACCGTTACGGCCAATCAAGGCACTCCCGGCGTCGGAGCATGGCCGGTTTTGGCTGCTCAAGCTGGCACTTGGAATATCACTAACGTTTCGGGCACCGTGTCTTTGCCAACGGGGGCCGCAACCGAATCGACTCTTTCGACGCTCAACACCAAAACACCGTCGCTCGGGCAGGCTCTAGCTGCCGGGTCGGTTCCGGTTGTTTTAACCGCTTCACAACTTTCGACCCTCACCCCGCTTTCGTCGGTCACGGTATCGGGCACGGTTACGGCCAACGCCGGAACCGGCACTTTTACGGTCGATGGTTCGGGCCACACCCAACCCGTTAGCGGTACATTTTGGCAAGCAACTCAGCCCGTTTCGGCTGCCGCTTTGCCGCTACCTTCGGGGGCCGCGACCGAAACAACGCTAGCTTCAATCGATGCTAAAACGCCCGCACTTGGGCAGGCCCTCGCTGCCGCATCAACTCCCGTCGTCTTAACAGCGGCCCAAGTCTCAACTCTCACCCCTCTTTCAACGGTTACGGCCAACGCCGGATCGGGAACGTTCGCCACAAGCCTTGCAACCCTTCCGGCCCTAACCGCAGGCTCAGCCCTCATCGGCAAAGTCGGCATCGACCAAACGACTCCCGGCACGACCAATGGTGTGCAAGTCAACGCGGCGTTGCCCGCCGGTTCGAACGTGATCGGTCATGTTATCGCCGATACCGGCTCAACAACTGCCGTCACTTCGCTGCCCGCACTTCCGGCAGGTTCCAACGTTATCGGTCACGTCATTGTGGACACCGCCCCAACAACTGCCGTTTCGCAATCGGGAACGTGGACGGTTCAGCCGGGCAACACTGCCAACACAACAGCATGGCTTGTTAACTCGGTTCCAAAAACTCCCACGGCGACAACCGTTACCCAAGCAGCTATCACCATCGGAACTTCGGCGGTAAGACTCACCGTTAGCGGATCGGCACCCGCAGCAACCCGAGTGCTTATGATGGCCCAACTTCTTTCAACATCAACCGCCGCTTGTTTCTTAGGCTCTTCGGGAGTCACCTCATCTAGCACGGGTCGCGGCGTACAAATGTTCGCCGGTCAAACCTATACTTTCAATAACGATGCGGGCGACTATTACGCGATTTGTGATGCAAGCTCTCAAACATTTTTCGTAACGGAGCAACAATAATGAAATCTTTTCTTCGGTCTTTACTGCTAACGGCATTTATCCCGAGCATTGTCTTTGGTGCGGTTCAAGTCTGCCCGCGAATGCCGGTTCAGGCTGCGGTTTCAAATAATTTCTTAACAGCTATTTCGGCAGCCGGGACCGTTACAACGGCGCAACCGGCTTTCACAAATCTTTCGGGTTCCGTTGCCGCTTCACAAATGCCCGCTTTAACCGGCGACGTTACAACTTCGGCGGGAGCTGTTGCAACAACTCTCGCGACGGTTAACTCAAACGTCGGATCTTTTGGCAGCGCAACTCAAGTCGGAACTTTCACCGTTAACGCGAAGGGGCTTATCACCGCCGCTTCAAATACAACTATAACGGCGACGGTAGTAACTGCGCCGCCCACGGTTCAGAAATTCACTTCGGGATCGACCTATAATAAAAATTACACTTTCGTCATCACTTCGGGGAGCGCGACCGTCGGCGCGACTTACACCAACAATGGTGTGACCTATACGGTGTGGGCAACCGTCGCAAGTGCAACCCAAGTCGTAATGAACGGCTCGGGCGCGCCCGCCGCAAGCGGCACACTCACAAAAGCTTCGGGTACGGGCGATTCGACTTTAACTTTTTCTCAAGTGCTTGCGCCTCTTTACATCGAAGTTGAAGCCGTCGGCCCCGGTGGCGGTGGCGCGGGTAGTTCCACTTCGCAATCTGATAGCCATTCAGGCACCGCCGGAAGCGGGGCCACAACTTTTGGAACCGGCGGTTCGCAAATTTCAGCCGGTGCAGGTTCGGGCGGCGGCAGCATTGCCGGTAACTCGGGCGGCGGCGCGGGCGGAACTTCGTCTTTAGGAACCGGCAACATCGGTATTGCCAACACCGGAAACTATGGCGGCTCGGGTAGCTTAGGCGTTACGTCTTCGTCATTCCCGGTTGCGCCTTCCGGCGGCGCAGGGCCTTTCGGCGGCTCGGGTCCGGGCGGTCCCGTTAACCAAGCTCCCGCAAATAACCCGGCGGCAAATTCAGGTTCAGGCGGCGGCGCGGGCGGCGCACCAAGTGCCGGTAACTCGGGCGGCGCGGGCGGCGCGGGCGGGTACGTGCGAGCAATAATTTCTTCGCCCGGCGCTAGTTATTCCATTTCGGTTGGAACGGGCGGAACCTTTGGTTCAGCCGGTACAAGCGGGCAAGCAGGTCGCGCAGGGGCCGACGGCATAATCATCGTGACCGAGCACTATCAATAAAGGAGTTTTGAAATGGAATTTGCACCGGCAGGCGTCTCTCTAAGTTTTGAAGTTACCTTTGACCGTAATGATCTTTTCGTGGGCATGTCGGTCTTTGATGACTCGGGCTCGCTTCCGGTTTTGTTACTCAGTCCGTTCGCGATGCTCAACGTTGTCGGCAATACCTATCGCGGCAAGTTCGCTAATCCCGAACCGGGCAAGTCGTACATCATTTTTAAAGCGGTCTATACCGATGACACTTTCACCGAACTCGATAATAATTATTCCCAAGGCAGCGAATCAATCAAAGCCGAATACTTAAACAACGCAAGCGGCTGCGCAGTCGTGGGCTTTGTTGATAACAACAATACGGTCGTGGGACTCGTTAACTGCTAAGGGGGCATTATGCAAAAGAACACTTTCACCATCTTCACGGGCGACGATAAAACGATCAACCTCAAAGCGGTTTACGAAGAAAACGGCGACCCTCTTGACCTTACCGACTGCACTGAAATCGACATTGCTTTGCCGCTTTCGAGCGGACTTTTCGAACATTTGAAGTTATCCGAAGATCAAGTAACTATCGCTTCACCTGCGATTTTGGGCAAGTTTTCAGCCCCAATCGAAAGCGATATCTCGGCGCTTATGAACATTGGTGAATTTCAAAACCTTGATGTGACTTTCACCATTGCGTCGAAGGAATTCACGGTTCGTTTCTTTCAAGCTCTTACGGTCTTTGAACGAGACTAAGCCTCTTCGTTCATATAATCGGGGTCTAGAAAGCCCCGATGAATCGCCACCCTTATAACCGTCACGTAAGCACGCTTAAGCCTCGCCAACGTCACATCATCAATTGGCACGGGCACAACCTCAAAATTCTTTAAAACCCGCATAGCGGCCACGTAACACCAAAGGCGAACGAAACGGTAGCCGATGTCTTGATTCATTTCGGCCTGTTTATTTTCGGTATCGTGGGCCACGCCACCCCTTCGCCTCAATAGGCAAGCCGATAGCCCACTTAGGAACCTCGCAAAGAATCTTGGTGAAGGTACTCAAATCGCCCTTGCCAATTTCCCGTTCGCAAATTCCTTCGTCGTGGACCATGAGCAGCGATCTATACTCGTTCTTTTCAAGCCGCACCATTGCGGGCATCATCAAGTCCCGCGCCGTTGCCTGTACAATATTTTCCGTTAGTGTGCCGCCCCAAGTGCGCTCAAGTGCCCACTTCTTTGTTTTCGAATTGACGGCCCAAAACTCCAAAGTCTTTCGGGGGCCATACTCACTTTCACGCCACGCAATTTGCGGGTCGCGGTAAGCAAGTGAACGACCGGAAGGAAGTGTTACCCAAAGAAATTTCTTTCTTACGTGAAATACGCATTTTCCGGCCCGAGTAATGACGCCTTGTTCGACGGCATCAATAGCCGCTTTCTCGTAAGCTTTCCAAAGAACGGGTACGGCGGCGTTGGCTTGCCGATAGTTCCCGACGGCAAGCTTTGACTGCTCTTCGGTAAGTTTCAGTCGGTACATGTCCCACGCCGTGAGCCTGAACTTAGGTGCGCCCATGCCGAACCCGCAGCCCAAGACCTGCGCTTTTCCTAATTGCCGCTCGTTACCTTCGTCGGGAATGTCTTCATAGCTTCGGCCCGTGTTAGCTGCGGCCATGTACTTGTAAGGGTCAAGGCCCGCGCGCAAAATCTTAAGACCGGGTTTGTTGTCGGCAAGCCACCAAAGAACGGCGACTTCGATTTTTGAAAAGTCGGCAACGAAAAGCTCGCAACCCTTTGACGGCACAATCATGTTGCGCAAGATCGCCGAAAAAAGCATTGCAAGGCTCTCGCCGTAAAGAAGATTGAGCATATCGGGTTCGCACTCGATGACGTTTTCAACGGCAGCGTAAGGCCGGTCTTTAGTCATCTTCAAAATGCCGCGTGGAAAGTTGTGCGGCTGAATGCCGGTGCCGGTATCGCGGCCCGTGCTCGCGCCGTGGTAAAGAAGAATGTCGCGCACCCTATCGTCGGAATTCGCGCGGTTCAGAAAGCTTTGATACTTACGCGTTGAAGTCATCGAAAGCGCTTTGCGAATCTCAAGCAAGCGGTAAGTGTCTTCGGTTAGTTCGAAGCCTTTAAGTTTATCGTCAACAGTTTTGGCCCGGATGTCGGGCAACTCAATCCCATCAAGAGCGAGAAAATCTAGAATCGATTTACGCGCGCCGGGCTTTGTAACGAGCCCCATGGTGAGAGTGTCTAGCTCTTTTAATTTCTTCGTTGATTCAACGGCCATGATGTCCACGATCTTTTTGACCGTGGGGATGTCGATGCGTAGCCCGCGCCAATTGAGCGTTTGATTTAAGTTCCAAATCTCTTGCTCACTTGGAATTAGATCGGGCAAAGATTCGTCGAGCATCTCTTCGGCGCGCACGTCGATTTTGCAATAGGTGTAAAGCGTTTGCCACGTTTCGGGTTCGTCTTTTGGATCGACGAAAACTTTAGGTTCAGGCTCTTTAGCTTTGAGCCGTTTCTTTTCTGAAATCTTTTTGCCTGATTTAACTTCGCCTTGAAGTTTGTTCCATGCGTTCCAAGCCTTCGTCGGCTTGCAGGTCTTCATCATCGCGACATAGCCGCTACGATCTTTTTGAATTCGAAGTTTCATCGCCTCGCCCGCGCCCTCAAGGTTGCGAGGGAGCGCGCAGGCTGCGGCTTTGGCGGCGGTACAGCGACGCATTTCGGGGGCGATCTTAGGCCACCCGTAACGCTTCACCAATATGTTGTCGTAAATGCAGCGCTCAAAGAAAGAATTGTGAGCGCTAAACTCGTAACCTTCATCGATGAGTCGCTGCCAAAGAGCTTTAAGGTTTTCGTCTTGATCGGCCCACTTCCGATTGATCACATCAAACGGCAGAAAGTAAACCGTGGGGTGGCCTAGAATTTTAAACGCAAGGCACGTCGGCTGCGTCGAGGGGTCAAGGCTGTACTTGTATGCACCCGCCTTTTTCAAATCGCACATCGAGCGCGTTTCGAAATCCTTTGTGACCCGTTTTTTCACTTAGAAAATATCTCCGCTGCCGTCCCACGAAGGGAACACGCCGCCATCATCGTCAAAATCTTCATCCTCAAGTACCTCGCCCGTGTGCCAATCGCGGCGCTTATCAATTGAGTAAAGCGCAACAACTTGGTTATCGGTTAGGTACCCTTTACAGTCAAAGAATTCGGAGCATGATCTAACGAAAGCCTCGCCGCTTGCGGTGTATACTTCCGATTTTGCAAAGGAAAGAGCGTCAAGAAACCGCTTACTTTTAGCAGTCTCTTGAGTCTTTACTAGCTCTAAAAATGGATCGGGCTTGTTCAATCTAGAACCTCAATTGTAACACGAGTCTTTTTTCCATTGATCGACATAAGCTCAGTGAACGGAATATTTTCAGGCACGACGATATTAACCGACTCCCCTTGCTCATGGTCAAAAAATTCCGCAGGCGGTTGGCTTCCGCCGAGCGCTCTAAAATGAAGAGTCGAAACTCTTACGGCGTGCGTTGCCCATTTAGAATCAAACATCAAAATTACGGGAGCTTTTTTCTTAGTTTCCATTTGGCACCTCGGGGGAGATTTCCTGTACACCG